CAGCAAACCAACTCGGGTTAAGTTCGTCAACCGCGTTTTTTGGCGGCGGCGTGAATACCGCTCAGCAGAATTTAAACGCCGCTAAAGGCATCACGGTCAACGTGAGCGCGGGCCTTGTGGCAACCCCGGCGCTAATGGGTCAACAAATCATTGACGCGATTTTGGCGGCCCAGCGTGTCAGCGGGAAAGTTTTCTTGGGCGTATGACTCAACCGATCATCCAAGTCCTCGTCGGGTTTCAATCGACAACCGCATTTGGGCAACCGTTCATCCTTGACGACGCGGTCAACGGCGTCCTCAACACCACGGGTCGAGGCACTCTTGGCGGAATCACTTATGTTGATTTGACAAGTTTGGTGCAAAATATAAACATTGGGCGCGGTCGCTCTCGACAATTGCAAGAATTCCAATCGGGTCAAGCAACGGTGACATTTTGGAACAAGGGTCGGTCCCTTGACCCGCTCAACACGTCATCGCCATATTGGATTGGGTCACCCTCCACCGGTACAACGGGCATTCAACCTCGATTGCCGATCATTATTAATGCAAACGGAATCGCAATCTATACCGGGCTCATTACGAGTTGGAATCTTGACTACGACCTCGCCAACAACGATTTAATGTTCGCACAATGCTCCGACAATTTCACGGTTTTTGCGAACCTCCAGCTCAACGCGCACACCACAACCGCCGAGTCAACAAGTACGCGAATCAATAACGTCCTTGCATATTCCGAGGTCAATTACCAAGGCGCTCGCAGCGTAACAACGGGAACCTCCACGTTAGGCGGAACCGCGGCGTCTGCCGATTTCAGCATTGCTCAAGATACGAACTTGCTCAATTACATTCAACAAATAACGTCATCGGAGCAAGGTCAAGTCTATATGGCCGCCAACGGCACGTTCACTTGGAAAGGTCGAGGGACGGTACTTACCGCGTCGGCTGCAACATTTAATGGTGACGGAACGGGTCTTGCATTCCAGACATTGCAAAACCAATTCGGGGATACTCTTTTATATAACTACGTCATCACTCAGAGTCCAGCGGGTGCGGTGCAAACCACAAGCAACGCGGCGTCCATTGCACAAAACCAAACTCAGACCTACTCAGACACCAACCTCCTCAACTCAACAACCGCCGAGGTAGCGGGTCTGGGCAATTACGTTTTGGGCAAGTATGCAACGCCCGTTTTGAGGTTCACCGGCCTCACAACCGAACTTGGCGCGTTGACAACGGCCAATCAAAACATCGCGCTCAATCTTGACCTCACGTCAATTGCAACCGTGGTCAAAAACTTTGTGACCGGCTCACCGTCCTCGAGCACCCAAGTCCTTATGGTTTCGGGAGTTTCGCACAACATCACCCCGACGAGTCACCTCGTCTCGTACAATTTTGAGAGCACGGACCAACTTGGATTTTTTACCCTTGACAATGCCCTTTGGGGTATTCTTGACACCAACCTATTAAGTTTCTAAAGGAGAATTATTATGGCAATTGCACCAAATACAACATTCGTCAGCGGCGCGGTATTGACGGCGGCTCAACAAAACGCGTTTGGTTTCGGGACGTGTCAATACTTGGCAAAAATTACTGCTGACGCCACAATTACTACAATTACGACAACAATAACATTAAGCAGTTTCACGTTTCTTGCAAATCGTAATTACAAAATAACATACTTTGAACCTGTTTTGTTTTGTTCGTCTGGCAGCGGCGAAGCAACATTGACAATCAAAAACACCACCGCCGTCACAACGATTGCAACGTCTGCCACAACTGTCAACGTCACAAATAGTGCTGCTGGAATGTTGCAATTTGTGACCACGTTTTCAGCAGGTGCGGCGGTCTTGAGCGCGTCTTTGACGTACACCGGAGCGGGGACAATGACTGCGGCTCGAACGGCTACAAGAACGGCGTTTTTGTTGCTTGAGGACATAGGCCCAGCGTGATTATTTCCAATCCCCCCAAGGCGCTTATTCTCCTCGTCGCGCTCGTTTGCATCACGGTCCTACTTGCGACAAACTCAATTGACCAAAATGCGGGCCTCCCGATGATTTCGGCAATTGTGTTTTATGGCATCGGTAACGGAGTAGCCGCCAAGACTCGACAAGACTCGCCAAAAATGTTCGGTCCAAAGAACGATGAGTCCTAGACCGTACCCGTACAACGTCGCTTGGGACGGCAAACAAGTTTCTCCCGGCATCACAAAACTCATTGAGTTATCGAAAGCGCGGTGGGGTACGCGGTCGCTGGGCGCTTATGTCAATCGGAATATGAATCGCAATGTTACGCCACCAATCAAATCCGTCCACGCCACCGGAAACGCGTGGGATTGCGATTACGGGTTAAAAAAAACCGAAAAAGAAAACGAAGCACTAGCGCGAGTCATTTGGGATTTCCTCTTGCACAATTCCGAGACGCTCGGGATTTCTCTTGTCAATTGGTACGCATTCGGAACGTATGGCGCGACGTACAAATGTAGTCGCGGTGAATCGAAGCTGGGGGTCCGTATTCATTCAAGCGACGCCGAATCTGCCGGGTCCTATCAAGGGACCCCGACGTGGCTCCATATTGAATTGGATGAAGCAATGAGCAAAGACGCGCTCAAATTCTCGAGGGCGTGGGCCTCAATCCCCTACCCATAAAGGGCGAAAAACAATTGCCACCAACGGCTTAGACCGATTGGGTAGGTTCGTTAGACCCGACAAAAGGAGTCTCAAATGGTAGGAACAATAATCTATGAGGAATTGCGCGGAGTGCTTGACAATGGGCAGCGCGTCCTTGTCCAACTCTTTAGGAACGACCAGAGCGGTCAACTAGAATTTGCAACGCTCTCATTGCGAAAATTAAGCAATGACGGTTGGTCCGACCCGACAGAATTGACGCTCGATTAAGCGTTGCATTGCGATCATCTTGGTCGCGCTTACATTGACACCCGGAGCAGCACTCGCGCACAACCGACCGTTGCCACCGGACCCGCCAATCGCTTATTGGTACGCGCTCGCCAAATGCGAGACGGGTTGGGGACGCGGACAATTGCCTCGTTGGTCGCGCAACACGGCAAACTATGAGGGCGGACTAGGCATTCACCGTCAAACGTGGAATGACTACACCCGGGGAGATAAGACAATGCCGAACCGTGGCGGTGATGCAACGATTGCCCAACAAATCATTGTCGCTCTCCGGGTTGTCCACGGCTGGGGCAAATCACCCGGGGTTGGATACTACGGTTGGGGTTGCGCGGCTCATTCAATCGGTGACCCAACGGGCCGTTTGTCCAATGGCAAACGCTCAACCATTTATCGGCCTTAGGCATCCACCACACCCATTGACTACGGTGCTACTATCTCAAAACCTTTTCCGACATAAAGGAGTGAAATGAACATTTCCGACAACGTAGGTTGGCTCGAGGATTTTGCCAATGAGAGTTTCCACAATGGCAACACGGTCCAGAGCGAACGACTATGGCTCATTGCCAAATGGATTACTGACGCCGATTCCTTGACTCAATCTCAAAACGAATTGTGTCATCAAATGCGCGACCATATTGTGAGACTTACCGAGCAAATCACCAAACAAGGCGTGAGGCTCGACGAGCTCTCCCGCGAGAATGAGTATTTGCAAAATCGAATTGCGCGGTTTGGCATATGATAAACGCCGTTTTCCTCAGCAAAAAAGACATTGAGACGTGCCACGAATTAGCGTTGGTCATTGACGCGCAAGAGGACGCCGCCGGACACCAGCGCCGCAAACCTTGGAAAGAGGGTCAAGTCCGTCCGCATTTTGTGGGCCGTCTGGGTGAACTCGCCGTTGCTTATTCGTTAGGCAGCCAATACGACTATGACCCGACCTACAACAAGTATCGAAACGACGTTGACACTTGGGAGGTGCGCTCCACAATGCGACACAACGGGTCACTCACAACGTACAACAATGACAAGTCTGCTCCGTATGTCCTCGTTACTCTCTCCGAGGATTTCCACACCGCAACAATTCGAGGGTGGCTCCCTCTTGAGTTGTGCAATGTGGCGGAGCATTACCGCGATGAATGGGATTGCTATTTCACACCTCAAAACAAACTCAACAAATGGGACCCGTTTGAGGTAATGCGATGACGTGGGATTCCAACGGTTACATTGATTGTCGAACTCGACTTGTGGCCGCGCTAAAGGATTGGCCAGACTTGAGAGTCGTTGAGGAAACTCCCGAGATTGTCAAGATTGGCGAGCGACATTTCATTCAAGCAACCGTGACATTGTTTCGCACGATTGACGACGCGCTCCCGGTGCGGGCGTACAACTTTGAACCGTTCCCCGGCAAAACAAATTTCACGCGTGATTCTGAGCAACAAAATTCAGCAACCTCGGCACTAGCTCGAGCCTTGGGTTATATGGGCTACGGCATCGAGCGGAGCATTGCATCCTTTGACGAGGTGCGGAACCGTCAACCCGACGAAAACCCTCAGCCGATGACCTCCAAACCCATAATGACGGGTCCTCAAATGCGCGTGGTGGCGTCCAAACCCGAGGTCCCTCACCAAGGGACGGGGAAATCAAGCGTGGCAAGTGAGGCTCAAATCAATTTCATTGAGGCCCTTGCCAAGAAATCTACCGAGAGCATTGCCGGCATAGACCTCCAACAACTATCGGTTGCCTCTGCCAATCTGCTCATCACAAAACTCAAAAAAGGAATCCAAGAATGATTGCAATGCCGGTTGACGTGGAAATCTTTATGTTTCTCATTGTGAGCGGAGTGTTCTCTCTGCTGGGTGCCATATGGAATACGCGGAACCAATGAGGTTTGCAATGGCGCTATGGCTGACGGCCTTAGTTGCGTGGATTGTCTATTGCCTCAAGCGACCGTGATTTGTGGTACTATCCGAAAAGATTTGACCGGTATGGAGGGCTATTGTCTTTTCAGTCGGGTCAAAAAACAAAGGTTCATTGCATAGGCGCGGTAACGGCCGCGTTTAACGATTGCAATGATTAGTGGAGTTACCGGGTGAGTTTCATAGTCGCACTCGGTAACTCTGACGACATACGACCAAGGCCCGCGATGTTGCATTCGTCAGGGAGACACACGGAGAGCGTGGGTAGATTGTCGCGCTCGATGTTTGCAACGTGAAAAACATTGAGCAAGGCGGCGAGGCAAATGATATTGAATTGGTAGTTGGGTTGAGGCACCCCGACGGGGGACTTGGGCTAGGTCTGGTCTTGAATCTCGAGCGCGTAACAAA